GAACGCTACTGCAAGCTCGTTATCGGCAAACTTTTCCGTTGACTGAGTCGCCAGACAATCGCGCATAACCGGATTAATAGATTTGTCTTCAAAGCTGTAGTTCTCCCCGACGAAGGCCCGAGCCTTGGTTACTACGCCGCCGAACCGTTTAACGGCTTCATCCGCAAACGATTTCTTTTCCTTGGCAAGTGCTTTGCGGAAGTCGGCATCGGTGAACTTCTTCTTGTCTTCCTCTTCCATGTCTTCGTCTTCGACCGGCTTATCTTCCATATCGCCGTCTTCAACTTCCTTCTCTTCTGCTGCCGGAATCTCTTCTTCGGTCTCTTCTGCCGGGATTTCGACGCCCTGCTCTTTCGAGTACGAGATAATCTCCTGCATTGCCGGGATCAACTCGCCCAACTTGTCAACCGGGACCTTTTTGATTGCGTCAGGAAGCGCCATTGCAATCTCGACGATCTGCTCAAGATTGACTGCCCCCTCTTCATCCAGAAAAAACTTGTTAATCTTGCCTTTCTTCATCTCTCCGATTCCTTCCGTGATTGATTTTCTGTCTAAGAAACTGCATAGCGGTCCACAACGGCCAGACGGGACAGCCGCGAGATGGTGCGGGATTATATTGATCTGCTCATAATCCCATTTCGAATGCTCGATTAAATCGGCCATGTATCCGAGCGACATTTGCTTTTTATCTGCAAGCAATGCCGACATGGAGTCGTTAACCACTAATGTGTTTTTAACCGCAAGCCTTGTGTTGGTTGCTTCGTCGATCTGGTCGATAACCTCCGATACAGTTACGCTGCTGCCGGTGTTCGGTGCCATTACCTCGATACTGACGTGCTCATTGGTCAGCGGTATCCCCGGCATTTTGTAAGCGGCATTGGCAATAGTCGCCGGGGAACGATACACCGTGAAGACCTTATCCGGAGGATCAAGCCCCAACTCTATGCCTAGATATTCAAGCACCCCGTCTCGGATGCTGAGAGCCGTCCGGTCTGCGTTTGAATACTCTGCAATATCCCTGAACTGTTTTGTTATCATATGGTCTGCTCGTTCCAGTTGATTGCTGCCCTGGCTGTTCCTGAACCTGTCAACGGCGTCAAAACTATGGCGGTCTCTATCTGCCGTGCTGCGTATGCGTCTATCTGCGACAAGATAAACGGTGTCCTAGGGTCTCCTACAACCTCCGCCAATAATCCGCCCTGGCTCCCGACCCCTGCCACGGCGAACCCGCCCCGGATCGTCTCCCCGCCAGATATTGCCGTTCCTGTTATGTTGTATTCGACGGTGCTGTTTGCGCCCCGGCTAACCCATGTCCCACCCGTGACTGTACCGCCCAATACCACGGCGACTAAACAATCTACCAGTTGCACGTCTATTGAGTATCCCACTAACTCAACATGCGAACGATTGATTATGCCGTTGTGATCCGACTTCGGCCTTATGGCGATTACGGGGAGTTCGCCGCTTATGGCCCTTCCCGCCAAGCTAGTGGCAGCGCTTAACTGAAACCCTCTGGCCTCTTCGCCGCCTTCGCTTTGTACTGTGCAGCAGATAAACTGCAATGTCCCGCCAGGGGAAGGAGTGCGGGCCTTTAGAAATACGCCGTTTGCCGAGTCGTAATACCCAGCAAGTAGATTGGTTCCGGTTGCATCCGTTTTTGCTTCGGCCCTAACTGGCAGGTTGAATGTCTGCGTATAAGGAACCGTCAATTGATTTGCGTTATCGAACTCATGCGCAACACGGAAGATGCCGCCGATATCAAACCCGATCCTTACTTTTCCTACCGACAACCACTGTGCGTCTATAATAAAAATCTGCGTCTTGGTGAAATCAATGACTATGCCGCTTTCCCCCGTCCCGTCGAATTTATCAACCGTCCATTCTTCTTGCTTGGCTATCCTGTCAACAACCGATCCGCTTGTGCTTGACCGTACAACGATTGACATTGCACTTCCGGCTGTTGCAAATATCCCGGTCATGGCTATGAATTGAGACTTGCCGGGGATATATCTAACATACTGGCGGCTTTGAAGGATTGCTTCTGAACCGTCTACCTCGCTAGCTGTTATCGGCGTCATCCGCGTGTTGATATTGCGCGGTCCTACCAGCGCCCCGGCATCTGATACGCTGCCATTGCTAGATTCAGCTGCATAGTTTCCGTTTGCAGTTGCGTCCCATATCATACGGGTATCAAGGCCGTATTCCTGTTGCGCATCAAACAGGGTCGTCGGTGAGGATATCCGCTGTCTCCCGAATGCGTCCAGGTTTGTGCCGTTTGCCGGTCTGGTGTATATGCCGCGTCTGTCGTTTGACATATAATCGGCGGTGTTGATATATCCGCCGTCTTCCGTCATCACCCTGCCAGTCTTCGGTAATAGGTCGGTTAGATATTGGCTGAATCTTCCCATCTAATCCTCCATGCCGGGGATGATGAACCTTGCCACGCAACGGCACTGAAAGTCAGTACCAGTTAGTAAATACTGCCCGTCAATGCTGGAATAAAGTCCTTCTGAAAGGTCGAACTCTTTGCCGTCCCTGTCAACATGCGCCGCCCTAACCCGTTCATCTTTGCTGGTCACCCATACGGCTTTGGTAATGCCGAGATTCTGCGCCCTGGCCTTAGCGGTCAGGCTGTTGAACGTGCCTATCTGCGTTCTAGCCACCATTTTAGCGTGGCCCTTCCGCGTCTCGACCATGTCGTCGAACTCGGATGTTATTTCCTCTATGCCTTTGCCTTCCGCCATCTGCCTAAGCGTGTTAGCGGTCCATTCCTGCAATGTGTCGTTGCGAAGTTTCTTTATCCACTGTGACGTCTCTGCGGTAATGGCGTTTATCTGTGCCGTTAGCCCTTCTGTTGATTCAAGCTCTTTGCGGCTAACTCCGATTATACTTTCTATTTTCTCATAGAATTCTTTTTGGTTGCGTCGGTCTGCTCTCTTGGTGTACAGCTTGGCAAGCTCTTCAATCCGCTTGTCATCGAATCTGGATACCAAGCTTTTGTTAACTCGCTTGGCGATAGTCAGGAACACTTTAGAAAAGTTACCGGTCTGTGCGTCTTCAAACTTCTCAACGGTTGACCTGTTCAGCGCCTTCAAAACCTGCGACTTCCAGAGCTTGCCCATTTGTTCGACTATATACTCAACCGCGCTTGCGAACTTGCGTACCTCCGTCTTTGGCTCAGTTGCTCCCTTGACGAATGTTGGCTTGCTGGCTGTGATTTCACGCTTCATCGTCGCCGCCGAATGTTGATCCGATATCTATTGGTTCGTTGATGGTCGCCTCTTCTTGCGTTTCTTCTTCCGTCTCCGGGAACATCTCTTCAAACGGGTCTTCCGTTGTCACCCCGTTGTCATTCAGATATTTCCCGTAATCCTCGCCCATTTGCCACAAAGCCAAGGCGTTTTTGATTGCCTCTGTTTCAAACGCCATTCGCTCGGTAGGTGATTCCCCTTGGTTGTCCTTGAAGCATACCGGCCCTCTACCGTGCATTGCCATGATCCGGTTGATAGGTTCAATCAGGTAATCGGATTGCAGCGTCTCAATGGTTGCCATCAGGACTTGCCGCTCTCCTTCACCTGTGCTGTTCAATCCCCTTGCAGCTTCGCCTACCAGCCATGAAAGAGGAAGACCGGTTACCATTGCAAGCCGTCGAAGGGATATCATGTCTGATTCGGCCAGGTTGGTAAGTGTCTGTGATATTGACTCTATTTCGTCTTCCTGGTCGATGATCCCGGCACCGTAGATGCTTCGGAGATTCTCAAGCGCCTGGAAGTATTGAAGCAACTCGCCTTCTTTCTTGTCGGCCAGTAATTCCTTGAATCCCTTTATCTTGTAGAAGATCGTCGCGCATTTCTCAAGCATCTGGGGAACGGCGCGCTGTATGATCTGGTCGGAAAGGATCTCACCGCGGATCAACTCAAATTCGGAGATTCCGCCGTATTGATAAGTAGGAGCGTCGAATTCGGTTGGCTCGATATACTTGAAATCTGCGATACGCGAGGGA